TTGGCAGCCTGACCACAACGGCCACAGCTTCAGCCACAGCACCCACGCCAACCACGGGTGGCTTGACGCTCACTCTTGGCAGCCTGGGTGCATCCGGCACGGCCACAGCAGCAGCACCCACGCCAACCACGGGTGGCTTGACGCTCACTCTTGGCAGCCTGACCACAACGGCCACAGCTTCAGCCACAGCACCCACGCCAACCACGGGTGGCTTGACGCTCACTCTTGGCAGCCTGGGTGCATCCGGCACGGCCACAGCAGCAGCACCCACGCCAACGTCGGGTGGCTTGTCGCTCACACTTGGCAGCCTGGGAGCAGCAGGCACGGCCACAGCAGCAGCACCCACGCCAACGTCGGGTGGCTTGTCGCTCACACTTGGAAGCCTGTCCACATCGGCAACGGCGTCGAGCACCGCACCAGCACCAACAACGGCCAGCCTGACCACCACCCTTGGCGGTGTATCACTGGCTGGGGCTGGCATTGGCAACCATATCAGCTTTGAGCAATCGCTGGTGGCCGAACTGGCGACAATCCCCGCCCTGACCTCGCTGGTAGGCAATCGCATCTATGAGAGCATCTTGCCCCAGAAGTCTGCACTCCCCGCCCTGGTGTATCACACCGGGCAGGAGATTGGGCCAATTTGGCTCACGGGTCAAAGCTCGATCCGAGCGGAAACCGTGACTTTCGACCTCCTGAGCCTGAGCAAGTCCACAACGCGAGCCATCCAAGACGCGATTGAAGACCATTTCGTCATGGCCGATTACCGGGGCAATCTCGGTGGTGGTGTGTACGTCGCGGAAACGATCCTCGACAGCGTGGATACCAGTTACGTGCGTTTAGCCGATGGCACTGACCGAGCGGTCAGACTTGCCACCGTTACCCTTAAAATGCGGTACGCCATCCAGTGACTTTTGAAGAGTCGCTTGTTGCGGAAATCCTCACGATTCAAGACCTGCCCGGCCTCATTGGCAACCGGGTCTACGAGTCCACGCTTCCGCAAAAAGCCAGCATCCCCGCCATTGTCTACCACACCACCACCGAAGACCAGCCGGTTCACCTGGCTGGCCGTGGCAAGGTCCGCACCGAGAGCGTCGGCCTCGATGTGATCACGAACAACAAAGCCACCACCCGCATCATCCTCGACCGCATCCAAGCCCATTTCTTCCGGGCTGATTTTCGAGGCGTTCTCGGCGGCGGTGTGACGGTCCTGGAGACCACGCCCCAAAGCGTTGACTCCCAATACATGCGACTCAATGACGGCTCTGACCGGGCCGTTCGGGTGGCCACGGTTTCTTTCACCATGCGTTACTCCCGACCTTAGAAAGGCTTGCCAATGGCTACGCAGATCCTTCTCGGCAAAGGCGCCACTCTGTCTTACAGCACATCCTCGGGTGGCACGTATAACGTCATTGCCCAGGCTGTCAGCGTCAATGGGCCTGAGATCACTCAGACCATGATTGACCAGCCGTACCTCACGGCCACCATCCACCCCAAGCGCCCCGGTGTTCCTGAATCGCCTACCGCTTCGTTTCAGGTGTATTACGACCCAACCGACACCGGACACATGGCGCTTGATGCAGCCTGCACCGCTGGCACGCTGTTGTACTTCAAACTTGCTCTGCTTGACCCCACCACCGGCTTGGTCAAGACGGGTGCCACGGCCAGCTTTCCCGCTTACATCGAGTCGATCCCGCTCGAGGGCATCGAGCTGGATTCGAACATCACCAAAGAGTACGGCCTTGTACTCAACGCCATTCCTACCTGGGCTTGATCATGAAACGTCTGACGCGGCACGACATCCTTAACGCCAACGACCTCCCACGCGAAGAGGTCGATTGCCCCGAGTGGGGCGGCTCGGTGTTGGTGCGAGGGCTCACTTTGGGTGAACTCTCGCAGCTCACCAGCGGCGGTGGAAGCACGATCGACCTGAACACCACCGCCCTGGTGGCGTGCGTGATCGGTGACGATGGTACGCCAGTCTTCACCAAGGACGATATCGAAGCCCTCAAGGCCAAGAATAGCGTTCCCTTGATGAGGCTGGTGCAGGCCATCAACCGCTTATCTGGCCTCACGCAGGAGGCGAACGACGAGCTAAAAAAACCAACCGAGCCGGAAGCCTGAGACGATTCGCTTTCCGGCTCGCTGGTCATCTGGGTATGACCGTCGGGGAACTCGGTAGTCGCATGTCGTCTGCCGAGTTTTTCGAATGGGTCTGGTTGCAACAGTACGACCCACTCCCCGACCCGTGGCTGGCATCGGGCACAATTGCGGCCACCATCGCCAATGTGAACCGTGGCAAGCACTCGCGGGTGATGAAGCCCACCGACTTCACGCCCGGTAATCCTGATCCCGTGGCAAGCAACCAGGGCGAAGACCAGACCGCAGCGTTTGCGGCATTCAAGGCAGCCTTTGCAGGAGCACGAATATCGCCACGCTCAACATGATCTGGGATGACCAGGCCGTTCGTAAGGCATACGGCGAGCTATCCAACCGGCTGGCCCGCAAGTACCTGAAGAAGGCTGTGAAAGCGTCTGCCCTCGTGACGTTCCCCAGAGCGTTCAACAGTGTACCCGTTCGGTCTGGCGCATTGCTTGGCGCTCTGGCTGTGCGTGAGTCCAGGGTTCGCAAGAAGGCCGTGGCGTCAGCGTTCAGCGTGGGTACGTTCGGTGACGGTGGTGGCATGTTTCAGGGCGATCAGTTTTACGGTGGCTTTCAGGAGTACGGCTGGACTCCCGGCAGCCGAAAAACCCGATTAGGTGCCAAGAACAAAAACGCCGGCGGCAAGGTGCCCGGCAAGCATTTCATGAAAGACGCACTCACCGCCACATCTGCCGACGCACTGGCGACAATGCAAACCGAGCTGGTGCGTGGTCTTGCGATGGCCTGCAATGACATTGTGAAAGGCCAACGTCTGGCCGCATCCAAGGGCAAAGCCTTCAAGCGATCCAGCTACCTGAAGGGGTAACACATGGCTGTAGTAGGATCAGTCAAAGCCCTTTTTTCTGCCGATGTTTCCGGCCTGGAAGCCGGGGCCGAACGGGCTAAGAAAGTGCTTGATGGCCTCGGCAACAAAGCACAGCAGGCAGGCAGCGGATTCACAAACGCGTTCTCTGGCATGAGCGGCCTGGCTGCTGGCCTGGGTATCACTGTTGGCATTGCGGCGGTGATGAAGCTCGGTAGCGCCATCAAGGACGCTGCCGTACAGGCCGACAGGCTGAAAGCATCCGGCCGCACCATCGACGTAATCTTCGGTCAATCGAGCGACAAGGTGAAGGGCACCATTGACGGGCTTGCCAAGGGGCTCGGCATGGCCCGCATTGAGACGGCTCAGGCGGCTGTACAAATCGGTGCCAACCTGACAAACGCTGGCGTGAGTGCCAGCAATGCAGCCGAGAAGACCAGCATTCTTCTCAAGCGGGCCGCCGATATGGCAGCGGCAACCGGCTACGGTGCAGGCGAAGCTGTTGAAGCCATCGCCAGCGCCTTGCGTGGCGAATACGACCCGATCGAGAAGTTTGGCGTAAACGTCAAAGCCGCAGCCGTTGAAGCCGAACTCCTTCGCCAGGGCGTCAAGAAAATCAATGGTGAATTCAGCGTGGAAGCCAAGACGCTTACCACGATTAACCTGTTGCTCCAGCAGACCAACAAATACAACGGGGCAGCAGCGTCTGGAGCTAACACGGCATCAGGTGCATTGGCCAAACTCTCAAGTACGTTTAGCGACTTCTCCACCACAATTGGCGAGGTGTTCGGTCCTGCCGTTGCGTTTGTGGCCAAGTCTCTGTCTGGCTGGGTGATGCTGTTTGACAAGATTGCAAAAGCCGCTAAGTACGTGATGAAAAGCCTGTATGAGATGGATCACGGCAAGGACACCTGGGACGGCCCAAATGTCAAAGGTCCGGCCGAAGTTGACCCACGAGTCAAGCAAGAAAAAGACGTACAAGCGGCAATCGTTGCAGCCCAGCGAAAAGCCCAAGACTTGAAAGAAAAAATCCAGCAGGCTGAAACTGAGAAATTCGTCAAGGCCATGAGTGAGCGGTCAGACATCCTCAAGGGCCTGCAAAAGGAATCCATCGCCAAGCAGTACGGCGCAAGTGACGAGGTGATGCAACTCCTCGAACTTCGCAAGCAACTTGGCAATGGGGCCGTGATGGACCTCGCCAAACAGATGGACGCCGTGAACAAGGCCAAAGACAACCGCATTGAGCCCGAGGCGTTCCGCAATCGGTCTGCCACGATGGCCGAAGCAGGCACACAGCAGTTCTACAAGCTCGCTTTGTCTGCTCAGGGCTACGACCGCACACCCGAGAAGGACACAGCCAAGAACACCAGCAAGATGGCCGAAACGCTCGACAAGATGCTGAAAGCCATTGACGGCGGCAAAGCTACCCCCGAACTAGCGAGTTTCTAAAATGCTTGTGAGTATTGAACAACTCGACAACCGACGTGGTTCGGTTAGCTCGGTCGGTGCGTTTGGCTTCACCAAGTCCTGGCGTGTGCTGGCACCTGGTGATCAGTACCACCAGGGCAGTGTACTGCGTGACTTCATGAGCCTGACCGGAATTCAGCCCGGTTACCAGTGGATCACTGGCACGCAGTTTACTGCAAGTTACGAAAAGCTCAACATCTACCTGACCACGCTGGAAGCGGCCGAGGGCAGCCAGATCACACTCAATGGTGTGCTCTGCCGTGAGTGGATTATCTCGGCTCAGTTTGAACCAACCGACCCCAACTGGGTAGGCCCGGTAGAACAGACCATCCCTGAAGACCCGTCACTGGCACCCATCAAACTGGAACGTGGCCAGTGGGTGGAGCGCTACGTTTACCCATTCGATAACGCGGGCAACATCTACGCCAACACGGCTGGCGAGCCATTCGGCGAGGTGCCCGAGCGAGAACGCCATTACCCGCTGTTCCGCATCATGCGCCGCGAACGTGCGTTTGATGACTTCGGCATGGCCGCTTATTGCGACAGCGTGAACAGCGTAGCCTGGACAGTGGCTGGCGTGACCTACCCGCCACGGTTCGCCAAGTGCGTGACAATTAACCCCGGTCCAATGATGGGGCATCAGGACATTGGCCTGTACTACCAGGTGCAATACGAGTTCGTGATTCGCCCCTGGCCAGCATGGACCGATGTGACAGGCACCACCTACCAGGGCTGGGACGATCTGCTCGCCAACGTGGGATTCAATCAAAAGGTCAGTGGTTCGCTGGTGCCGATCACTGACGCTAAAGGCCAGTACGTGAGCGAGCCCAGGCCGTTGAGTAGCAGCGGATCTGCGATCTCCTACCCTCTCAGTTCAGCCACAGCCCTGCCCACCAAAGGGTTCCGTTTCTATAAAGAGATGGATTTCAATCAACTCGGATTTCCACAGGGGGATCTTGGATGGGGATAAGACTAGGTGAGGGTGCCGTCAACCAGCTTCGCACGGTCGTCAAGGCGTTTGGCAATCAGCCCCGCCCACAGCTTCCCCCCGACGCTGGCAACGCCCGAGGGTTCGCCTGGGTCGCCAAAGCTCAGACCCCAGCGGGGGGCATTGCCGCAGGAACCTCGCAAGGTTGCACCGAAGGTAATTGGACCGGCTCGGCATACACGACCACCACCAACTCGTTTACCGTGTGGAACCCCTCCACCACGCAAGCCGTGAGCGGTAACACCTGGGTAACCATCGCCTGGGTGAGTGGACGGTGGGAAGTGATTCTGGAACCCTGCTGATGGCATTCAGGAAGCGTAATCAACCCGGCTGCCCCTGCTGCACTCCAGCGGTCTGCACCACAGACTTCCACGTCGATGAATGCGGCTCGGCTTCCGCGGGTGCCACCGTCGTGGTAAAGACCGGCAGCGGCACAACCGTGGCCAGCGGTACCACCAACTCGTCTGGCGATGTCTCGTTGAATCTGGCTGGCTATGTAGGCCAGACCCTCTACGTCACAGTCACGCACAACACGACGTACTTTGAAACAGCCAACGGGGTCTTGCTCGGTAACTTCTGCGCGCGGCGGTACGCTTACCAGCTTGCACCCAAGACCTTCACCTATGGCACGGCATGCGGTTCAATCTCGATCACAACGACCAGGTGCGACGGCACCACCCTGCTAGGCTCAAAAGCCTGGACACTCCAGAAGGCCAGCGCTGATGGCTGGTCTACCTACACCACCGGAACCACCGACGCCACTACAGCGAAAAGCACGGTCGCAGGTCTGACGTACGGCGGTGCCTACGATTACTATCGGTTCCTGGTGACCGATGCCACAGGCAGCGTGACCGGCAGCAACATCATACTGACCGCCACCAATTGTGCGGCGTCAGTGATCATGCGAATGGCAACATCAATTAGCTTGCCATGCACCACGCCACAGGATGCGATCACCTACAGCAGTGGCAGCAGTTCAACCTATGTCCGCACATGCTGCACGGTGGCATGCAGCGGGGTGACGATGCCCCCTTTGCTGTATGTGTCCGACCCGTCGATGAACATCGACAAAACTTGCAACGATGCCACGGGCGGGTTCACCCTGACCCCTGTGTCTGGCACGGCTACCCTGATCGGTAATCTATGCTTGTGGACGCAGTTAGATTCATCAGCGTCAAACGGTCGCAGGCCACAATCAAGCTATAACCTTGACCTGTCCAACGGCACGCCAGTCCTGAACCTGCAAGTTTTCTACAATTGCAGCACAACGGCCTGCCAGACATGGTACGGCAGTAACCCGTATTTTTGCGCCTGCCAGCCACCGAGCGGGCCGGGATGCTGTGCGTTTACAGCCCAATATATTACCAACTCATTCGGCAGCTATTGGGCGACGATCTGCTATCTCAACTATGCAATCACCGCCACCAGTTGGACGTGCAACCCATTCTCGGCCACATTCACAACGCCAGCCATCCCTCTCGTAAGGAATGGCACAGTGGTCTATCTGCCAGCTCGCACAATCACAATTACCGAATGAGTGACCCCCTCGCACACCTCCGCACATTGGCAGCAGCCGACCCGGCCAAGTGGGGGGCAGCTTTGCTCGAGCATGAGCGCCAGCTCATCGAGGGGCCACGCCAGCCATCGGCAATTCTCAAGCCCCCTCCACTCTGGCGGCAAGCTGTCACCTTCGCCCGTGCCATGGCTCAGCACATCAAGGCCGGGCTACCGATGGCCCGCAAAAGGCTGGCACGCCAGCGTATGGCGACCTGCAAAGCCTGCCCCCGATACCTGGCAGACTCGGGCCGATGTGGCTCGTGTGGCTGCAACATGGCGATCAAGACAACCTGGCAACTCTCAGCCTGTCCTGAAGGGAAGTGGTGATCTATGGCCGTTGTTTCCGGGTCTGCCAAGGCAAGCAGCATTTTCAAGCAGACCATTGCCTCGGGGTTTTTCGCTGGCTCAACCCGATCGCTGGCCATCTCCAACCAGGCCCAGTTTACCAACGGCACGGCAGCCGATCAGATTGACCTGGTGGGCATTGGCCAATGGACCCTGGCCGCTAGTGGCTCGCAGGTCGTGGACCTCACCACGGACCTTGTGGACGGTTCAGGGGCGTCCGTGAACTTCGCCCGCATCCGACACTGGATGATTTCGGTGGTAACCAATGCCGGCACCGATGGCTCGATTGTGACATTCGCAGCCGATGCCACCAATGGATGCACAAACCTGATCAGCACGGGCGGGATTCCGATTCCTGCCAGCAGTCCCAACAACAACGCCTGGCTGTCGCTGGCTGCCCCCAACACGACCGGCATCGTGGTCAGCAGTACCAACAAGCGGGTCGTCCTGACCACCAACAGCATGGCCAGCGTGACCGTGTATTTGCTGGTTGCCGGGGCGTGAGCTGTCAAGTAATCCTTGACAGCTGGCTTGATCTGACAGAAGGCTAAGCGTACACTATAGCCGTGAAGTACTCAGAGAAAGGCCGGACACCAAGGGCGGGGTGTCCGGCCTTTTTTTATGCGCGTCAGTCTCGGTCAGGTGGCGAATTTAGCCACCTGCGATGGAAATCATCTTTGGCATCGCAGAACCATTCGACCACCGGCAGCACAACCTTGAGCAGGCAGCCAAGCACGGCCAGGGCGAACCAAATCGCAATCAGGGCGCGAATGATACGCTCGGTCATCCGTGGGACCACCAGATCCCAAAGTTTACGACAATGATTCCTATGACCCCAATAACAAGAGCGAGAAGTCCAAGGGCAAGAATGATTCCGCTTTCAAATTGAACGCCAAGGCATTCGATTAAAATTCCAATGATAATCGTTAGCCAGTTAAAGACTTTCCATTTTTTTCAGTATTCGCTGGTTTGCTCAATCGAGATTGCCCACGTTTTCAGCCCTTCAAAAAAATCTGCCGTCCACGTATTGATCAGCCGTCAACCTGTTCTCATACTGTACAGACCACTGAACAAGTAGGCGGCTAGAGCAGGGTCAAACCGATGCGAATCGACATCAAGGCGGGGCATGTCACCGAAGTCAAACCGGCATCAAAGTTTCCGCTTTTTCTTCGGCATGCCAATAACATCACTCTTGCTGGTGGCCGGGTTATCGAGTTGACCCTGGTCTGGACTACCGCCAGTTCGTGGTCCCGCAACGGCACCCACGATGGAACCTGGGGGGTCTTCCGGGTCGCTGGCTTTGTCGTAGCCTATCGGGTTATTGGCTGACGTGTAACCAGTGCCAACCCGGCCGGGCTGCGTGGAACCGCCGAGAAGCGCTACTGCCCCATATGGCCCCTTTTCTTTCATGACCTCGGCAAAGAGGTTGCAAGCTAAAAGGCCAGGGCCGGTTAAGTCATCGGTCATTGAGTCGTCAAATAGCCAGGCAACCTGAATACCTAAAAGATCGCAAAGCGGCTGCAAAATAGCAAATTCGGGTTCGGTTTCGCCCCGAAGCCATTCGTTCGCAGAAGTTGCAGAGTACCCTAGAGCGCGGCCTATCGCTGCGCCCGATAACTTTTTGGCACCGGCGGCCGATTTTAGCTTCTGTGACCAACCCATTACAAAATAATCGCATTGTAAGCCGTTGCAAGTCAACAACATACGACTAATCCTTTAAATCAACGGAAAAAGCGTTGACGAGACGGAAAAAGCGGCTATCCTTGTTCTCAGTGATGCGGACGACATCACCGGGAGATGCGAAGCGATGGAAGTCACGATTAACCCGAAAGACCTGATCGAGTTCCGGTGGTTGATGGAACAGTCCATTTCCTGCCGTGGCCGTGACGCACGTCGGACGATTCGGGCTGGCCTGCTCCGCATCTCTCGCCGCTACCCCAGGGGGCAGCAGCTCATCGCTTATCAGCTCATGGCATTTGGGAGGGTTCATTACACGTGGCCAAACGAGTGATTCCGAAAGATGGCGAGCGACTGCACAGGATCACGATTGGCTTGCCAACACCTGTGTACCAGTCGCTCGTGCAGAAAGCAGACGAGGAAGACCGTTCGCTGAGCTATCTAGTTGTGCGATTTGTCGAGTCCGGTCTTGCCAAGCCAAAGGCGCAGGCTTGCACCAGTTGAATCATAGGACGGGCACCCTGTAACACAAGCTAATGATTACGTTAATTAACACGCGTTTAAGCGTGCCGTAAAAGGTGCGCGCCGAGGGAGCACACGAAGTGAAGGTAACAACCGAACAACTCGTTATTGACCTTTACCATCTATGGCGTGGTGGCAAGGGCACCGTTCGCACGCTCTTGGTTCCCGTACCGGGTTGTGGTTTTGTGCTGCGACTGGAACGCACACAGCGTGAACTGATTGCCACGTTTGAAACGCTTGAACCGCCCCTTGGTTTGGGCTCATTCGATGAATGGCGAGACGATGAGCCTACCCACTGCAACACTTGCGGGGCTGTGATTCCCGCCATCGAGGACGCCACTTGCTACCATTGCTCAACACAGGCGGTGAGCTGATGGAACCACATGATCCCATAGCTTTCGAGCTGATTCCGTTGTTGCTTGGCGTGTTGTTGGTCGCATTAATCGCTATGGCTTACTCGATTTTCTGCGACATCCGCGACGGTGACGACGACGACACGATCACGTACGACCTGGACACACTGCACCCCTTCAGCGGGCGGGAGTGGAAACGCGATGATCTGCCGTGATTGCGTGGGCAGCGGTGAAGATGACGTATACGGCGGTCGCTGCCGTGTGTGTGGTGGCATAGGCGAGATGCGGCTTACCGCGCCGATGCCAAAACCACAGGCGGTGAAACCTAAAACCGAAAATCCCCGTGGACCATTTATCGGCAATCGGATTGTGCGGCAGCACTGGCACTGGTTGGTGCTGCCCGTCTATCAAAACGACCCGATTCCAGCATGGGCAATTGGCGAAAAAATCTACCGCCCCAAGGTTGACCCCCTTCCTTACTGACATCCCGCACGGAGCAAGAGATGAGCCTTGCAACGATTGACCAAACCTATAGTTCTGAGATTCTAAAAGCCATTGGGATTAACGACCGAGACCCCAAGGCACAAGCCGCTGTGTTGGTGTGCCAAAAATACGGTTTCGACCCGCTGTTGAAGCACGTCGTGCTGATCCAGGGCTCGATCTACGTGACCCGCGACGGCCTGCTCTCGGTCGCCCACCGATCCGGCAAGCTCGATGGCATTGTGGTACAGGCGCAAGGCAAAGACGCCACGCACTACACGGCCACGGTGAGCGTGTACCGCAAGGATATGACCCACCCATTTACTTACGTGGGCCGGTATCCAATCGGTGGCAGTAACAAGCTCTATGGCCGGGAAATGGCAGTCAAGTGTGCTGAGGTGATGGCATTGAGGCGAGCGTTTGACGTGAGCCTGTGTGCCCGTGAAGAGATGTGGGACCAGGGCGAAGACATCGAGGTTACGCCCACCACAACCAAGGCAATCGCAGCACCCACACGCCAGCAGAAAAGCATGGAAGCTCGCTACGCCGAATGGCTGGCCAATGCTGCCCACAACCTGGGGCTATCCCCCAGCGACCTGGAATTGGCGTTGGAACTCTGGGCCGCGGAGAACATGGACGCCAGCGAGGCCACGGTTCACGAGCTGGCACTGGCACACCCTGAATTGTGGCAGTCAGCCGAGGGCGGTTTCCGCCTGGCTTGCCGACGCCTCAAGGCTGCTACTGGTGCGGCCTGTGCAGCCTTGAGGCGTCGGCAAGCCAGTAGCACTGCGACCACCGACGAAGACGCCGACCCTGACTTTGAGTGAGAGGTAAAGCCCGTGCAGTGGTTGAGACTCTGGGAAGCCGTTCTGGATTCGCCGAAGGTGCACGGATTGCCCCCAGCTACCTTTCGATCCTGGGTGCTCATCCTTTGCTCGGCCACCCGTTACGACTGCGGGGGCATCTTGCCCCCATTCAAAACCCTTGCTTTCTGGCTCCGCATGACCGAGGTGGAACTTGGCGGCCACATGGTCAACCTGATCTCGGAAAAGCTGGTTGATGACATCGGGAACGGGTACAAGGTCCACGATTGGGAGCATTGGCAACCCAACTCCGACAGTTCAGCCGAGCGGGTCCGCAGGCATCGGACATCCAAGAAGGCAACGAAACAACCATGTAATGTTACGCCACCAGAGGATGTAACGGCATGTAACGTTACTGAAACGTTACCGAAACGTTACGGTAACGGTTTAGATCAGATCAGATCAGATAAAGATCAGATCAGATCAGAAGAGTTCGAGATCCTATCGGATCTCTCACTCTCGGAAAAAGCGAGAGAGACCGACCCCGAAGAAATTCGCCAGCTCTCTCTCTACATCGACCAGGTCACGGGCGGCTCCTGGGGTAGCCAGGCTGCCCAGAGGGTCCGATCAGGCACACACACGGTAGACGCATGGCGGGCGGCCTGGGGGATTGTGGCTGCACTGGATCGGCTGCCGAACAAGCCCTGGAACTACGCGGCCAAGATTATCGAGTCCTGGCCGGGCGGTATTCCACCGGTGGCCAAACCAACCACGCACACCAAGGGAAAAGCACCGCCTCCCACACCCGAGGAGGAGGAAGCAGAGAAAGCACGGCTTGAGGTTATGGAGCGGCAAATTCTCGCACAACTGGGGAGATCGGGATGAGTCTTGTGAAAGAGTGGTTTGCCGTCTGGAAGCGGCGGCACATTGAGGTGGTCCATCGCCATGATTGGCCAGCCTTGGAGTCTGAGTATTGGAACCCATGGTTCCGGTCGCTTATTGCGGCCAAAGCCTCTCAGCCTGCCTGCAACGCTGCCAGCGATCAGATGGCCCTTGAGCGTCATCCGTATCTTGACGGCCAGCTAAAGGCGTTCCTGGCGATCCTGAAGAGCATCCGGCTGGAGACTGGCAACGCCAGCATGCTCAGCCGTGAGGATGTGATTCTGGCCAGCCAGGGGTGCGACTGGTGCAGCGGCTCCGGCCTTGCCGTGGTCGTGAGGCGGGACCGCGAGTCATTCGCAATTGTCACGCCAACCGGCATTCAAATTCAGAAGCCCGAAGCAGTGATGGCTTGCGTCTGCCAGCACGGGCGATGGCTCTTGAGCAAGCACAGCAAGCCACCCTGGTTAGACCTGGCTCTCTACCAGGCCGAAGTAAAGATTCGGCATTCCGAGCTAATCGGGGCACCCGTGGAAGACAGCAAGTGGGGCTCGTTTGCGGCATGGCGTGAGGCCATCGCCAAGCGAAGCAAACTGCCCGTGGAGCATGTGCCACCACGGCCCAAGTTGTTCCGGGCGTTAGCCGACGCCTCCCCGTCAACCAACTGACACGCATTTACACACACGCAACGAGGAACAATGAGAGATGAGCCGCGAAGCACAAGAGTTAGAGACTGAGGATCAGGCTTTTGCAACGCCACAGGAAGAATTGACAGTACTAGAGGAAGAAAAAATCGAGTTAACGCAATGCGTGGCTGAAATTGAACGCCAACTCTCATCCGCCAGAAGCTCTGTTTACCGTGGCGGCCAGTATGCCGACTCTGTGTTGTTTAGGCGTGCAAGTGACGCCAAGGTGCACAATGCAAGTCGTTTGAAATGGATTAACCAGAGGATTCTGCAACTTCAAAGGGAACTGGGCGCTGACAAAAGGGCAAAGCTGGCCGCAAGAGCTGAGACCCGCGAAAGGCGTTTTATTTTGGCCGCGAAGCAACTTCTGCCCGAGTCGCAGTATTACGCCATCTGGCAGAGAGTGAATAGCTTTGACTGAAGATTCCGCATTACAACCACACACACCGAGGCACAACATGCAACTCAGCCTATTTGCACTTGATACACCACCCCACGCCCAACACGGGCGCAACGTGCCCACCACGCACACATCCGATCCTGTTGCCTCGCACCAGGCCGACGAGCACCACCGTGCCAGCGGCAAGCGAGACCGGCACCGGGTGCTGGTGCTGGGCCTGGTAATCAGGCACCCCGCCAAAACCGCGTGTGAACTCTGGTCACTGGCGACACCGGAAGAAAAAGCCCTGCTCGCTGAGATGCAGGAGGTGCGGCGGAGGCTCACCGATCTGTTGCACATGGAAGACGTGAAGCAAACCGCCTCCCGAACTTGCACCGTCAAGGGCACCACGCAAACCACTTGGCGTGTAGCCGATGCCAAGTGACATCTTCGCCCGCCTGGTCAAGCACTGGGGGCCGGGCGACCGCGAAACATTTGAGGAGCGGGCCGCCATCCATGAATTTGATGGTGGCCTGTCACGAGACAAGGCCGAAGCACTGGCCTTCAAAGCTACACTCAACAACATCGAAGCACGCAACACACAGCACGAACGGACACACAATGCTGGTACTGAGCAGACACCCCGGCGAAGAGATCGTAATTAACGAGGACATCGTGATTGAGGTTATCGAGATCGGGCACAACAAGGTACGTCTGGGGATCACGGCACCGGACAGCGTGGGCGTTCACCGCCGCGAGGTGTACGAGGCCATCATCAGGAACACCAAGCGGCTGAACGGGGGTGGGCAATAATGAATCAGGAACGAAACGCGGCCCTGATCGCTTGCTATAAAGCGGGCGATCGGGAATCAGGGAATGAATTGATAACTGCAAATGAAGGCTTAATTCGTGCCATTGCTAAACGAAATGCTGTACGAATGGGTTTAGCTCATCGTGACCCGTTAAACGACGACGTTTTGCAAGAGGCTAGACTGGGCATTTTGCGTGCCCTGCAAACTTACGATCCAACGCAAAGCCAGTTTACCACGTTCGCCACATTTTGGATTATTCGCCAAGTGCGGTCCTTCCTGAGAAGTGAACTGGGAACAATTCGCGTTCCCTACGTTTGCAAAACCAGTACGGACAGTTGGTCACAGGCAAACGCAGTACGAGGGAAACGCGCGGCAGGCGGCACGCTAAATGACATTGACAAGATGTTTGCCGAACCCAACGACATCCTTGAAAACGCGGAAGAAAAAACCAATCAGCTTCGTCAGACCGTCAATGCGATGCAGCACTTGAACAGATCGCAGCAGAAACGCATTCAAGCATTTCTGAACGGAAACGGCAAAGCACCCGCGAGGGTTAGTTACAAGATCTGGAAGAAAGGCATGGCTTGCAGCGTAAAGACAATGCGTGAAGTGCTGGCCGTTAGGGGCGACATGCCAGAGGTGAAGTGGTGAAATTCCCCAAAGCGTGTGCCAGGCCCAAGACTGGCGTGATGAATGCGACCGAGCAGCGTTACCACGACCTGCTAATGCTTCGCAAAGCGGCGGGCGAAGTGATCGGCATCTGGTACGAGCCCTTTAGTCTGCGACTTGCACCCAACACGTATTACCGCCCTGACTTCCTGATACAGCTTGCGGATGGCTCGCTCGAACTGCATGAAGTGAAGGGCTACTGGACTGACGAGGCCAAAGCAAAGACCAAGATTGCGGCGGACTTGTACCCGTGGCCGATTTACTGCGCCACCAGCAAGGGCAAACGGTTTGACGTGGCCCTGATTCACGATCACTGGAGGGCAGCATGAGCAAGCCCAACAATTTGCCCGCTGGCGAGCCGAGTACAAGGCCGCAGTCAAACGCAGGCACGACCCGATTGTTGTGCGTGTTGTCGAGGCGGCCAAAGAGGCTAAGCCACCCCGCAAACCCCTGAACCAACGCCAAGGCTGTTGGCTCGGTACTTCCGTCTAACGTCCGTTTTCCCCTTAGCTTAGAAAGCTAACCATGCGTCGTTCTTTTCGCCCTTCCGTTATCGGCCTTGAACCCCGCGAAATGCTCACCACCGCCATCGCGTTGCCGCACCAACTTTCCCGGAACATGCACACCGGGTCCATCATCGGCGGGCAAGTGACGCTGGAAGCCGTGGGCGCTGCCACCACCAACGGCATCGAGGACACCAGCAACACGTACACCGGCACCGGCTTGGTCAAGATCGGGGGCCAGCAAGTGCAGGCTACGATCACGATCACGATCAGCGATGACCAGTCCTTTACGATGACTATTGACGACGGCCAGGGCAACAGCATCACCGCATCCGGCCTGTCGCTCGCCAACGAAGAGGCGGGAAACTACACGATCGCCAGCACCACCAGCACCACCGGTGCGTGGTCCAAGGTGGCTGGCACCGGCACATGGCGGCTTGATGCCGATGATGATGGCAGTGCTGTGTTCAGCCTCAACCCCCACCAATAACACCAGCAAACGCTGGGGCGGGACGAACGCCCCACAAGGAGCGAGACGATGCGTGAAGGTTGCATCTGCGGTTGTTTACCCCCGCGCGAACCTAACCCCGATTGTGAGCGATGTGATTTTGTGTGTGAGGTGGAACAACTTCGTGCCAAACATGAGCGCACGCGACAATTACAAGGAATACCCGTGAAATGCTGGAAAATCGTTTACCGTTCCAAGTCTGAGGCCAAGCGCGATGCCAAGCGGCTCTTGCTCCGCAAAGTCTCGCCTTTCGTGATGCGTCCATACAAGTGCCCGTTCTGCAAGTGCTGGCATTTAACAAGGCAGAGGGTGGCAGCATGATCGGAAACCTGCTGAGCATCAAGGAAGCGGCTTTTCGTTGTGATTGCTCAAACGCCACGATTCGACGGGCAATTGATAGACATGAGTTGGATGCCAGCAAAATCGCAGGTTGGAAGATTCGGCAAGAAGACCTGGAAGCCTGGGTCGCATCACGAAGAAAACAAAAACCGCAGCCGGTACGCCGTCAGCCAAAACGAACGCAACCGGCCGCGATCATTCCACCGTGGGAAGCCGAGATTCAACGGAAGTACGGCAACCTCTAGCCTTTCTTTCTGGCCTGCCGGATCGCTTTTCGATCTTCGCGCGTGGCGAGGGCTTGCTGCAAAGCTGCATGCAAGTCTTCGTCATGTCGCGTTAAATGGGAATAGTGTTTGGATATCATCTCGGTTGATGTGTGTCCGACCAGGGCGGCAACGTGGGCAATCGGCACCTGGGCACGCAAAGCTTCAGTAACAAATAAATGGCGAAGGGCATACGTGGTCGCCCAGGGCCAGTTCTGGTTTTTGGCCACTTTGCGAATGTGGTAGCTAATCAGGTCACGCGACCACATGCCACCATGAGGCGCCCTAAAGATCGGCCCTTCGGGGTGTCGTTGGGCCAGATCCTTTAGCCTGGGCATCCATTCGGCTGGCAGGTAAAGCACCCTGAGCTTGCCTGTTTTGTTGGTGGTCTTGCTGTGCATGACGGCGACCGATCGATCCCAATCAATCATTGACGCTTCCAGTTTGAACGCCTCCCCAGGCCGGCACCCGACCGCAGCCACAAACCGCAGCACTTCCCGCGCCTCGGCAAACTCAAGCTCTCCAAGCAGCTCATCAAACTGCTCACGGGTGGGGATAGCCTCACGCCGTTTGGCCGGGGCCAGCTTGAGGGCTTCAAAAGGATTGCCGGCGGGAATCTTCACCGAGCTGGCGAATCGCCAAAGGCCGCGAATCACACCAACCGCGAGCCTGCGCGTTGTCGCGTTCCAGGGTGCTTTTTTCCCGCCCTTGTTGAGCCACTCAAGAATGTCTTCGGCTTGAACTTCATTGAACTGCCAATTGCCCAGCACCTTCACGAACCGCTTGACCATGTAGACTGTCGAGTAATAGTGCGACTCGGTAAGCTCGCCATCATTGAGCCGACGCTCCAAGAGATCCAGGTAACGCAAAGCAACAGCCCCGACAACAGGCGGCGTGGCTGCGGCTTTCTCCTGGGCTCTCTTCTCTTCATTCAGCTCCACCATCAACCTATGAAACTCTTCTTGGGCTATCTCGCGATCTTCCGGGCCGCCCTTGTGCAACAAATGCTGAACGCCCCCGATTTCGACCCGCCATTCCCGACGGCTCTTTCTGTACCAAGGTCCAGGTGTACGCGCCATGGTCAAAACCTCATTCCTGCCGAATTCCCTGCCATTGTGCTGTTCATGTCTGAATTGTAGCACACCCAACATTATGCGCGATAATGTCGAGTGACCGCAGAACACCCTGAAAAACAGGCAAAACGCTATTTTCTAAGGGGTTTGAGCTTGTGTATTTTTATGCAGGAATTGACTCTTGTCCAGTTTTTAGCCTGCCAAATTCCCTGCCCGGTGTTTTTCTGAAGCCTGCCAATCCAGGTGGCTAATTTAGCCACCTGAAAACCGACCAAAAATAAAACTTGACATAATATAAGCCGCAAGTCCTTACGCGGTAGTAATATATAGAAACCGCCTTGTCAGATGCCCTTATAGGTAGAAATTCCGCCATGAGGAGAGCATATGAGCTGGTCAGACGCAAGCGGGCAGGCGGTCGAATCACCACGACGCCCGATGGGCCTGTCCAAGAAACGGGCAGCCGATCGGAATAAGACCAAGGATCTGGTCATTCTTGGCCTTCGTCAGCAGGGCTGGACGTGGCGAGAGATTGGCGATTTTGTTCGAATTTCGCATGAATCCGCCCGCAATCGCTATCACAAAATTCCGAGGCGCATTCGTGAATCACTGGTCCGATCGGCATGCAGCTGACTTTCGAGGCGGTGGCAAGGGCACCGTTCTTGTTGCCCCTGACAAAGCCATCTCTCATGGCGTAGTATGCCTGACTGGTGGCCAGCCGTGGAGCAGGCTGGACGTAGACCAGGGCAGGCAATGCGAACACATCCACCCCGCCTATGCTGACTACAACTGGATTTGCCTTGCCTGCAACCAGGGCAACGAGCGGGCCGAACGAATCGCAAGTAAGCACGGGGCAGCGGTCGAGGTTGAAGAAAAGCCAGCCAAGCACAAGCCGATCAAGTTTGTACCAAAAGGCCAAAAGGCACCATAAATCACCCCGCGTACGGGGATTGTGGGGGGCTCTCGGAAAACTGCCGATCCCGCCACAGGATCACCTGAGAGAAGCAACATGAGCGATTCGTATACAGCTTTCCGTGCCTCGTTCCCCGCCTTCGTGCTGGCAGACGCTTTGGCAATCGTGAAGGCTGGCAAGGTCGATAAGGCCCAGGCCGAAACTCTGGCTCACTGTGCGGTCGAGCTTGAACTCTGGGCGCTCGGCTGTTACTTCGGAGCCGGCGCTGGTGGCAATTTGAAGATGTTCGCACCGGCCACCGACGACGAATCGCTTACCGACGACGAAGCCCACGACCTGCTTGAGCAGCTCACAACTTCCGATGGCGATGAAAACGGCACACACGTCATGGTTGCCTGTCCGATCACGCCGGCCCTGGCCCTGAAGCTGGCTGGCTGGCTCTTGAAGGCGGCCGAAATCATTGTGCCGATCCTGCTATGAAAGATATCCTTATTCTTTGCGCAATGGCGTTATTTGCCATTCTTGCAACCGCTTACATAGATCATCTGGAGCAACCCATGACCGTCTCCGAAAAGCTGAACGCACTTCAGCAGTCTGTCGCCAACGTGACCGCCCTCGTGCAGGCCCAAAGTGCTGAGATCGCAAACCTCAAGGCCACGATCCAGGCCGCAGCGTCAGATAAGGCCCAGGCCGACTCTGATGCTGCGGCATTGCAGGCTGAGATCGACAAGCTCAACGCCATCGCACCGCCCTCGGCTCAGTAACACGCTTGGCGCGGTAGCTCAGTAGCGAGAGCAAATGAGACCAGGTAAACCTGGCGCCCCTGTGGTTTTACGAGGGTGCAACTCCCTTCCGCGCCTCTAAACACACATGATCACATCCCTTTTGCTCCTGCTGACGCTTCAGACGCCTATCACGGTGTTAGCGGCTGGCGATCCACGGCCCGTGGTTGTGGTGCTGGACGGCACGGCGTACACGCTCACAACCACGCCTCTCGTTGGCCCTGGTCCTGCTCCACCGGCACCCAAGCCGCCCGAGCCACCCACGCCCACGCCGGTCGAGGGTATACTCTGGGCCTCGTTGATTGTAGACGCCAGCGACCCCAAGCAAGCTGCACTGCGAACGAACGATTCAATTCGATCGTTGGCAAAACCCGGCGCAGTAAATTTGCGCACGTATTCGCACGATGACCCCGCCCTGGCCTCGGTCAAGCTCGCGCCTTACGTGACTCAGCACGGAATGCCCACGCTTGTGATTCAGGACCAGGGCGGCAAAGTCTTGTCGAGCGGCAAGGCGGCCGATGCTGCGGGAATTGTGAGCGAGGTTAAGAAGTACAAGCCGTGAGCGTACTACCCGCATCTACAGTCCGAATCGCTGGCGAGTTTCGCACATTTGGCTGGGAGCCACCAACCCGGCGAGCAACGCTGGTTTGCGGCGGACCACTCGTTCAGGTGCCGAAAGAAGCCTGGTCCGAGTTTGAGTACCGCCCCTCCACAAAGGTGAAGGACCAGGGCAACCGTGGCGCCTGCAATGGGCACGCCGCAGCAAGTACGCTGGAATTGTGCCGATGGATTGGGCTGGGAACGCAGGAAGCCGAAGCCTTGAGCCCCTGGTACATCTACGCTACCTTGTGTAACGGCTGGGACCGTGGATCGAGCATCAGTGACGCGCTGGAATTGTTGCAACGTGAAGGCACCTGCCTGGAATCGCTGGTGCCATACTCAACGATTAACCCGCGACTGATTTCTGACCAAGCACACAAGGACGCAGCGAACCACAAGATCAGCCTGGGCGGTCTGCTTACTGAATGGGATGACATTTGCAACGCGGTGCAGCTGCGGCGGCCCGTCAATCTGAGTGTGCGAGTGGCTAACTCTTGGGGAAATGTTGCTGGCGATGGCACCGCGCCTGTTTGTGTTGGCCAGGGCAATCACGCGGTAGCCGTGGGCTGGGGAATGCGACGCGGCAAAGACGGCGATTGGCAGATCAAGATGCAAAATAGCTGGTCCACAAAATGGGGCATTGATGGATATTGCTGGCTGACTCGCAAACATTGGGAGAGCCAGGGCAGCCGTGAAGCGTATTATGTCGAGGCGGCAACGTGGGCAATCGGCACTGAACCCCCGACGGTGACTGTATGAGCGCTCTTTATCTCCGCACATTGTTCGCTCTGCCAGGATCTGGCGAGACGGGGAGGGAGGTGATCACGGCCGAGGCCAGGGGTTGCAAGACCGTCCTTTTCGTTGGCCCAAGCGGCTGCGGCAAAGACTTCGCATGCACATATTTGGCCGGTCGAACTGGCTTGAAATTCTGGGGCAGCACATCGCAGGTGATCGCCCTTGAGATCAGCCGACAAACCGGGGCACCGCTTGAAGTGGTGTTGGGATCTCGGCACGGCAACCGAGAGCGATGGCGAGAGATTGGCGACGAATTGCGAGCGGACGACCCCGCACATCTGCTGAAGGTTTGTTTGAGTCATGGCGCCAAGCTGCTGAATGGCACCAGGGCGCTACCCGAACTGAAAGCGGCTCGGCAAATCATTGACCACATCATCTGGATTGATCGGCCGGGAATTCCTACAGACCCGATGCTGGAATTCGGGCCTTACGATGTGGATATGCACATTGGCAACTATGGCGACAGAGCCAACTTCTGCCGAGCCCTCGACACTCTTGCAAAGGCCCTCAATCTCAAGGCCGCATGAGCGACGAAGTCGACGAAACCATTGAAGACGCCGATGACCAGTATCAGCTTGGCTATTCCGACGCGACCGCATCGGTTGACGCCGACCTGGAACGGGCCAAGGTGACTCATTGGCTGGCATCGTCGTGGCGTCTAATCTCGCGTTCGCCTGAACGCGATGACGGCGTGGTAAAAACCCTGGAAAGACTGGAAGCAGCAATCGTGCGAATTTCCGATCAGGTAGGCCAGCCCTAAGTGCAGTCCAATGTATTTTGGTTCCCCGCAAAACATGGCGAATCCGGCAAGATTATCATTCAGCACTGACCCCGATCCAGGTGGCTAATTTAGCCACCTGAAAACCATAACATGCCTGAATTTATTCTGACCTCCGCAAAGATCATGGCCGATGGTCGCACGGTTCGCCTGCAGTTCGAGGCGGGTGTAGCCGTGGGCCAGCCTGCGATTGATCGCCTGCGTGATGTGGGCTTTATGGACTACATGCCAGCCCAACGGCGTGGCGCAGTAGTCACGGTCAGCGGCCTGGCCGCGGAAGTGATCGGCGTGCAAGCTGAAGACTGGAACATGCCATTGCCGTGGATTGACCCGCCACAGAGTGGTGGCCAGTTCGAGGCGGGTGAGTATTTTTTCCTGGTTACGCTGACTGATAAAGACGGCAACGAGATCAAAACCAGCCCGCCGATCTTTGGCAACTCGGACAACAGCGGGGAACGTGGCCATCAGATTGGCGATGGACAGCTAATCAACCTCCATTGGCGAGACACACCTCCACAGGGTGGCGTGGCTCGCGTCTACGCGGCCCAGCAAAAGCCGCTTTTGGATAACCTCACGCAGTTAATCGCGGGAACGTCGACCACCACAAGCACGATTCTGGCCAGTGGCCAGCCAAACGCCAACGCCCGTAAGTTTGTGCGTCAATCCGTGACCCTCACCGTAACATGCCTGCTGCCAACGCCAGCCCCTTGGCATGACTGCCCCGTGGTGGTGCCTGCTGGCTTGTGTGCTGACAATCGCGGCAATTCTACGGCGGCGGCTACGATCACGGCCGACAACGAAAGCGTGGTTAATGCCGATGGCAAGCTGACTGTTGAGCACATGACATTTGCCGATGAAGTGCATGCGAGCAGCAGCAAGGGCAGCGACACGACCGGCGATGGCTCGCAGGATAAGCCTTTCAAGACGATTGCCAAGGCACTGGAATCGCTGAAAACACACGATAACGTCCACGTCAAACTCCTACGTGGCGACACGTTCCCATTTGAGCCGTGGCTAATCCAGACGCCCGGTGATTGCATCAGTGAGCCCACGGTTTACGAAAGCTACTGGAACCCCCTTTATGGTCCTGACCCCGGCACCAAGCCTATCTTGCTCGGCGACACCAGCACAACACCCGATCCGAACGGCGAGCGAATCTGGTTTCGTCAGTACGACCCTGCGACTGGGCAAGTCGGGGAAGCTCCCTATCAGTTCTTCAGCGGACTGCAATTTCTGGGTGATCCGACTCGTGGGGCGTTGCCCCCAATCTGGCCTGTCGGGAGCCCACAAGATCACATAATTCTGATCGACTGTGACTTTTCAAACTGCCAGCTTCAGCCTTCGTACGGATCTGCCCAGCAGCGGGCCCCCATCGGTTGTGCCCTGATCAATTGCACGGTGAAGGACGTTCACGCCAACGTAGCAAGCCCAGCCCACGTCCAGGGGATGTTCATCGCTCACTGCGGGGATTTCCTGATCAGTGGCAGCACATTCGACCGCAACGGCTGGCGATATGATGGCGATACGCCTAAGCCAGATGCGAATGATATTTTTTGTCACAATATCTACTGCGCCAGTATGGCCCGACAAGTGATCGTGGTGGATAGCGAGTTCCGGGACGGTGGCCAAAGCGGCTTACAGATGCGCGGCGGTGGCGTGTGTGCTCATTCAGGATTCGAGGGCAACGTCTCTGGCTTTTCAGCGATGGACACGCACAGCCTTTACCGATGCACTTTTTCTGGCAATGGCCTTTACAACCACATCGTGAGCCAGGCCCCAAGCTGGAACCCAGAGGTCGTTCACGACTTCAACGAGGTGCACAATCAGATTGGCTTTGATCAGACCCGTACGACCACCTGCAACTATGACGGCATTAACTCGTTCCACCATGATTCAGGCGGCACCTATGTAGCCTCTCGCATCGTGGTACGCCACGAAACCAGCGACAACGGTGGAGCGATTAGCCTTGGCAACATGCTGCCTACGCATCACCTGATTGTGTCGCATAGCCTGCTCCAGAATACGGGTAAGGACTACCAGGGCAACCCGCTTCGCAATGTGTGCCTGAAGCCGGGGAATAAGAATCAGCCTTTGCTTGAGTGGGATTACAACTGTTATACGGCGACATCATGCCGCGATGCTTACGTTTGGGGTACAGAATCATTTCAGACTTTCAGCGATTGGCAGTTTCACCGGCAACCAATTATGGAAACGCACAGCATCGAACTTCCAGCCCCTGCCACGCCTCCGCCAATCGCAGACGACGGCGGTTACTACGGTGCAACCGACTACCGCACACCAGCACCAACGCCCACACCTGAGCCGGTACCGCCAACGCCACAGCCCTTGCCCCCAATTGCGTTTGAACCGTTGGTAAGGTACGCACGGGCGCAGATTGCAGCAGCCGAACAACTCCTAGCCGACCTGGGGGCGAAGTAATGAACGACCACACAGACAACACGCTGGCCGGTGCAGGTATCGCCCTTGCCTCGCTGGGTGGCCTGTTCGCGCAAGCCACGCCCGGTACGCTGGGAATCGCTGGATCTGTGATCGTGCTTGCCACGCTCGTTGTGCGTGCAGGCCAGGAACTTGGGCGGCAGTGGATCGCATTGCAAGGCGAGAAGCTACAGCACGACGACCTGGCCGCGAAGATCACGCAGTTAGAAATGGAAGCCGCTAACCTCCGCAAGATGGCCAGCATTGGATACTGCCCACTCGACCCCAACGGTAATGGCCAGCCCGCTTGCCTACGTCCCGCATCCAGCACCGGAGTCCAGCCGGTCCCCCCTGCATGACGCCCTGCTGCTGGCTGTGTGGTGAGAGGTTTCGCAAAGTACCGCGTTCATTCTTTCGCCTGCCAGGATCGGCCACGCTCAAGCCCATGCACACGGCCTGCGCCATGATCGTATATAGCATTCACCAGTCACCGGCTATCGAGCGTGAGAGAAATGCGGTCATGACGGGGCCAAGGTACTGTTACGACTGGCGAACGAACGTGTGGTATTGAGCATGGCAGAACGCATACCCACCTATCGGCCACCATCGCCTATCCCTGGCCTGCCACGCTACCAACCACATCGACCCAGGCGAGAACATGACCAGATCGGTGGTTCGCCATTCGCGTCTAGCCGACTGTGGCGCAAGTTCAGAAAGTCTTTCCTAGCAGAGCACCCCCTGTGTGCTGACTGCAAGCGGCATGGCATGGTGACGGCAGCCGAGCAAGTTCACCACATCGTGAAGCGTGCGGACGATATGAGCCTTGCCTTTGATGCAGACAACTGCATGGCGCTCTGTGCATCGTGCCATAGCAAGCGGACCAGCCGAGGCGAGTAACCAGTTTCGCCCACATATGGCGCCGTCCCTATATGGCGTTTTATGGAAGTTTCGCTTCGTGAAACAAGGAAACTCACCCAGGGGGGAGGGGGGCATGTCCCCTATCAACCTGGCGGTGTTATCCGAGCGGTGGGCCTTGCACAAAAATAAATGCAAATTCGTAGGGGGTCACCTGTGCCAAAGGGACCAAAGCCGAAGACAAGCCGGAACACCAAGGCGAAGCCGGTAAAAGCCCAAGCCGAATACCAAGTGCCAGCCTCGCTGGACGCTGTTGGCAAGCAGGAATTCAAGCGGCTGATGGGGCTGCTGACAGCTCGGGGCACGTTCGAGCAAACCGACCTCCGCATGATCGAAGAGGTGGCAGCAGCGGTAAGCGAGTTGGTCTTGATGAGGGCTGCCATTGCCGAGCAAGGCATGACGATCGAGGCAGCCAATGGAACGCTGATCCCTCACCCGCTGCTAGGCATGGTCAACCGATCTTCTTCGCGTTTGCGTGGCCTCCTGAACGACCTGGGCATGAGCCCGAAGCATTCTCGGCACGGTGGCCAGACGGCTGGCACCTCCAGCACATCAGACCCCTGGGACGGACTACTAGGCGTTGTCGGCTAAAGCCAAACAGATTGATCGAGGTGAACTGGCGATCAAGTTCGTCAGTAAGCTGAAACTCGTGGGAGACTTCGCTGGCCAGCCGTTTGACCCCCGGCCCTGGCAGCAAGACATCCTCCGCAAGCTATTCGGCAAACTCCGCACCAATGGGCGGCGACAATACAAGCGGATGTTCCTGGCGCTGCCCCGTAAGCAGGCCAAGACCACACTAACGGCAGCCATCGCTGGTTACCTGCTTGTGGGCGAGTGTCAAGGTAAAGAGCAGCAGCAGATTTACTCGGCTTCAGGCGACCGGGCGCAAGCGTCACTGATCTTTAAAACGCTGGCCAGCATGATCCGGTCAGACCCGATCCTGTCTGAACGGTGCCTGATTTACGACTCTTACAAGCGGATTGAGTATGGCCCCCTCGGCAACACTTTTGAGGCTCTTAGCCGAGAGGCTGGATACAAGCACGGGCTCAGTCCCTCGGCCGTGCTGTTCGATGAAGTCCACGTGTTGCCAGACCGGGAACTCCACGACGTTCTCACCACCGGCTACGGTGCCCGTCTTGAACCCCTCACCATCTACATCACCACCGCTGGGTGGGATCGACAGTCAATCTGCTGGGAGTTGTGGGAGTACGCCAGGCGAGTAAGGGACGGCCTGGTCGAAGATCCCGACTTCCTGCCGATTTTGTACGAGGCCGCACCGGATGCTGACTGGCGAGCCGAGTCTACTTGGCGTGCGTGCATGCCAGCCCTCGACGACTTTTGCAGTCTCGACTACATCCGCGAAGAGTGCAACCGAGCCCAGAAGCTACCAGCGTACGAAAACACCTTTCGGCAGTTGTTCCTCAACCAGTGGACCGAGCAAGCAAACCGCTGGATCTCGCTGGAGACCTGGGACAACTGCAAGGCCGATTTCACCCCTGAAGATTTCGCTGGCCGTGAGTGTGTGGCGGGCCTTGACCTCTCCAGTACCAAGGACCTCACCGCCCTGGTGCTGATGTTCCCGAACGAGTTGGGTGGGTACGACATCCTCCCTTGGTTCTGGTTGCCCGGTGAGACAGCGATTGAACGCGAGAAGGCCGACCGCACCCCGTACACCGTCTGGACTCGGGACGGGTTCCTGGAACAGACAGGTGGCAAGCGGATCGACTACGAGTACATCAAGGCCAAGCTCCTTGACCTCGCCAAAGAGTACCAGTTTCGCTCGATCGGTTTCGACCCGCAGTTTGCCCAGATGCTGGCCAGCCAGCTCTACCAAGATGGCGATGGGCTGCCGATGGTCGAGGTGCGAAACACCTTCACTGTGCTGAACGCACCCACCCGCGAATTCGAGCGGCTGGTTGTGGAAGGCAAGATCCGACACAACGGCCACCCCGTGATGCGTATGTGTGTCGCCAACGCCAGCCTCAAAGAACGTACCGGCCTGGTACTGCCAAGCAAATCCAACAGTTCTGGCCGCATTGACGGTGTGGCGGCAGCCGTGATGGGTGTGGCTGTTGGCATGGGTGGCCCGCAATCTGATTCCTGTTACGAACATCAGGACCTGTTGATCTTATGAGCCTCAGGCTATCCATCGTCGCTGCGGAAGACGGGCCAGCCATCGCTGTGGAAGCTGATGACAGCCCCGTGCCACCAGAGATCGCTCTGGCCTTTGGCCGTGCCCTCGTTGCTGCGTCTGAGGTCTTGATTGGCCTGCATTCGCTGGCCAGCAATGAACCGGACGATACCCCGCAACCTGATCTGCCAGTCTACCCACGCCAGCAAACCAGGACTCTTTAATGCTTGCACTGCGCCAGCGATGGGGACTAGAGAGACGCGCAGCACAACCGGCAAACGCCGGCCTGGGCATGCCTCTGTCTCTCACCAACCCGGTACTCTCTGGCATCCTGGTCACGCCCAATACGGCGATGCAGTTCACGGCCGTTTTTGCGGCCATTAACGTGATTGCAACCGATACGGCATGCTTGCCCCTGTGCGTGTACCGATACCGCAAGAGCGGTGGCCGAGATCGTATCTATGACCACCCGGTTCACGGCCTGCTAAACGTCTCGCCAGACGCCGAAACAACGGCCGTGCGATACCGACAGGCGCTAATGGGCCATGTGTTGGGCTGGGGTAACGGGTACAGGGAAATCGTGTTTGACGGTGCAGGCCGCCCCGATGCTCTCAAGCTCATGGCACCAACCACCAGGCCGTGGCGGTCTGACGCTGGCCGACTGTGGTACGAGCCAGCCCCTAGCCAGGATTCATTGCCACCTCGTCGGGTGCTGCACCTGGCTGGCCTGGGGTATGACGGCCTGGTTGGCTACTCGCCTGTTTCGATGGCTCGCCAAGCGATTGGCTTGGGCATCGCTGCCGAAGAGTTTGGCGCGGCATTGTTTGGTAACGGCAGCCAGCCACGGGGCTACCTGAAGACCCCGAAGAAGCTCTCCGCGGAAGCGGCACAGCGACTCCGTGAGCGGTTTGAGAACATCCACCAGGGCACCAAGAACGCTCACCGCTTGGCTGTTCTTGAAGAGGGCTTGGAATGGCAGAACTCCACGATCAACCCGGATGACGCCCAGTTCTTGGCTACTCGTCAGTTTCAGGTGATCGAAATCTGCCGGATGTTCCGGCTGCCCCCGCACAAGATCGCAGACCTGACCAACGCCCACCTCTCGAACATCGAAGAAAGCAACATCGACTACCTGACCACAACGCTCATGCCGTGGCTTGAACAGATTGAGCAGGAAGTCAATCTCAAGCTCTTCACTGAGAAGGAACGGGCACAGGGCTACTTCGTCAAACACGATATGTCCGCATTCTTGCGTGGCGACATGAAGAGCCGAGCTGAATGGCTCAAGACGCTCGCTGGCTTGGGTGTGTTGTCTATTAACCAGATGTGCGAGATCGAAGGACTCAACCCCGTTCCTGCTGACCAGGGCGGTGACAAGCGTCTTGTGCCCCTCAACATGACCACGCTGGAAGAGGCTGGCGAGCCCCAAGACGTTCCCGAATCACAAGAGCCGAACGAACCGCCAGACCCCACTAACGAAGGGGAGGAAGACGCTGATGAACAGTATTGAGCGGCGGTTTATCCCGCTGGAATTCAGGGTACTGGACGATGGCGACGGTAACGACACGCCGGTTATCCGTGGTTACGCCAGCGTCTTTAATAGCTGGTCGCAAGACTTGGGCGGCTTCCGGGAGATGATCATGCCCGGCGCCTTTGCTCGATCGCTCGCCAACGGTGATGACGTGGTGGCCCTGTACAACCACGACCCATCCATGCTGCTTGGCAGGCGATCCAGTAATACGCTGACAGCCTCGGAAGACACCACCGGGCTACTGGTGGAGATCAAGCCACCCAACACCACCGTCGGCCGTGACGTGATGGAACTTGTGAAGCGGGGCGATCTCAAAGGTATGTCTTTCGCCTTCACCTTGCCCAACCCCAAGACAGATCAAAAGTGGATGCGAGGCGAAACCGGCGACCTCCGCGAAATCTACCGCGCCAACCTCCATGACGTTTCTGTTGTGACAGAACCCGCCTATCCAGACACCTCCGTTGGCATGCGATCTCTCAACGAGTGGCACGCCAGTCAATCGAAGGAACACCGAGCCAGGCGGTTGAACCTGGCAGCCGCGCGGATTCGGCTATCAGAATCCCTCCTCAGGAGTCTTGTAAATTGAAGAAGCCCCAAGAGTTGAGGGCCGAGGCAGCCGCGCAGCAGGCAGCCGCAAAGGCCATTTACGAAGCCGTGAAGAACGACGCCAGCGGGCGTGACTTCACCGAGGATGAACTGCGGACTTATGACGCAGCCCTCGACAAGGCGAACAAGCTGTTCGATGAGGCCGGGACCATCGAAGCACGAGAAAAGCTGTGGGCAGCCGTTGACGCCAAGCGCTCCAGCGCTCCCGCCCAACTGCCCCACAACGACCCTGCCAACACCGCCAACGGACGCCACCAGTACAGCATCATGCGGGCCATCCGGTCCCGCCTGCCCGGCGCTCCTGCCCTTGATGGCATTGAGCTGGAAGTCCACCAGGAACTTGCCAAGCGTAAGGCTGCGTCGGGTGGTGCTGCTCAGGGCATCATGATCCCCTGGGACGTTTCAATCCGCAGCGGAACGGAACAGCGGGCACTCGATACCACCGCTGGTACTGGCTCGATCCCGACCATCCTTGATGGCACGCTGATCGACCTGCTCCGCGCTCGACTCTCGGTCGTGGCGATGGGCGCTACAGTGATGACCGACATGCAGGGCTTGTTTGCCATTCCCCGCCAAAACCTGTCCGGCACGTCGTACTGGGTGGCTGAAGGCTCCGCGCCAACAGCGTCTAACCAGACGATTGACCAGGTGCCGTTCTCGCCCAAAACCGTGGGTGCTTACACCGACTACACCCGTCGGTTCATGGAGCAGACCAACCAGGACGCCGAGGCTTTCGTCAAGCGAGACCTCACCGCCATCCTGGCCCGTGCCATTGAAACCGCAGCCATCAACGGCAGCGGTTCCAGCAACCAGCCAAAAGGCATCATGGCCCGAACGGGCGACACGCCAGCCGTTGGCCTGGTCTCGCTCGGCACCAACGGTGCTAACCCCGCCTGGGCCAACATCGTTGCCCTGGAAGCGATAGTAGCCACGGCGAACGCCGACTTCGGGAACCTGGGCTACCTGACCAACGCACCGATGAGGGGCTACCTCAAGAGTACGACCAAGGTGCCCAACTTCCCCAGCTACATCTGGAACCCAGACGCGCCCCAGACCCCGCTGAACGGCTACCAGTGCGGCGTCACCAACCTGGTGCCTGCCAACCTGACCAAGGGAACCGGCACCGCTCTTTCGGCAATCCTGTTCGGCAACTGGGCAGACCTGGTGATCCCGATGTGGAGCGGTATCGACCTGTTGGTTGACCCCTACACCGGATCTTCCATCGGCTCGATCCGAATCGTGGCGTTGCAGGATCTGGACATCAACCTGCGTCACCCTGAGTCCTTCGCGGTGATCGTGGACGGCAAGACGAGCTGATCATGATCGTTCAGTTTCTTCGCCCCTGTTTTGTTGGTACGCATTCTTACGCGATCGACGAAACAGCGGACATCCCCACCGAAACCACCCGTGCACTGCTCCAATCTGGGGCAGTGTGCGAGGCACCCCCAACAACACCCAAACAAGCGGCCTCTCCCAAAGTGCGAGAGGTTACAACCAAAGCCCGCAAGGTAGAAACCCGAGGGTAACCTGTGGCCCAGCGCACCGAGATCGTCACACCGCCATCTGTTGAGCCAGTGTCCCTGGATGAAGCCAAGCTCCATCTCCGAGTTTCAATCTCAGACGATGACGCTTTGATCTCCAGCCTGATCACGGCCGCCCGTTCCGTGTGTGAGACTCGGTTGCGGCGGGCCATCTGCACACAGACCATCGACTGCTACTTCGATAATTTTCCCTGGGGTGGCGGCTACTACAACAGCATGATTCGCCAGATGGGTCCGTCTCCTTACTGGCTGCCTACCTCGACCGGACTCCTCGATCTGCCCAGACCACCTGTGCAAAGCATCACGGGCGTTTATTACCTCGATTACAACGGCACCTATCAGACTATCGACCCCTCGCTCTACACCTACAGCGTTGGCACACCGGGCAGGATTCAGCCTGTTTATGGCAAAGTCTGGCCGATCGCTCGCCCCACGATTGATGCTGTTCGCGTGCGTCTTGTGGTTGGCTATGGCGATGCGTCGGCCGTGCCCGAAACCATCAAAGTGGCCATGAAGTTAATGGTTGGCAACTGGTACGAGAACCGTGAAGAGGTGATTGTTGGCTCGACCATCACCGAGGTTCCGAACTCGGTAGACGCCTTGCTATCCACTGAAGACTGGGGAGGCTACTCATGAGAGCCGGCCTCATGCGAAAACGGGTCACCGTGCTTCGCTCGGTAGACACAGTGGACAGCTTTGGCCAGGTGATCAGCGGGGGCGGTTCAAACATCACACTTGGCCCGTACTGGTGCGAGTTGAAACCGCTGCGGGGCAAGTCGCTGGAGATCGCTCGCCAGTTACGCGAAGACATTTCTCACCAGATCACCATGCGTTACTTCGGGGCCATCTACCCCTCCGATAACTTGCAGATCGACGGCCGAACCTTCCAGGTAGCCGAAGCGTTGAACCTCGACGAACGCAACCGAACTTATCAATTGCTCTGTACCGAGGTGCCCTCTCAAGGCGCACCAGGCAGCCAACTCTAAGAGGGGCCAATGCAGCTTTCGACCACACAACGCACCGCCCGCATCACCACGCTAACCACCAACATCGGCAGCACGGCCAAACTCAAGATCTACACGGGCAGCGCTCCGGGCGTTGCCAACGCGGCAACCGGCACGCTCTTAAGCACCATCTCGCTCCCCTCCACGGCCTGGACGGTGGCAAGCGGCGTGGCTACACTCAGTGGCACATGGCAAGACACATCGGCAGCAGCATCGGGAACACCGGGCTACTGGCGAATCACCGACAGCACGGGTGCCACAATCTATGCCGAGGGGACCGCAGGCGTGAGCGGTGGCGAGCTCAGCTTCACCACCACCGTCAGCTTGGGCGGCACCGTATCTGTCACGCAATTTACCTTGACCGAAGGGAACGTCTAAGCATGGCCGACGCAACTTTGCCAACAGGACCGATCCAGATTGTGGGCTCTGCCGAGTGCGTGGCACGCCCTGGTTCGATCTCGCTTGACGCTTACCCGTTGCTCACATTCGCACCCGAGCAGCACGGCAAGGGCATCAGGATCGAAGACAACGGCACCACCGTGGCAGCGATTGCCGAAGCGTTTGCTCTCCAGCCTGACGCGGTGGCAGTGGCCAGCAAGTTTGCCACGACTGCCGAGCATGTTCGCCAAGCTATTGATTACGCCCTCGCCGTCACCCTCGCACAAGCCACACCAACCCAAGAGGCAAAATAGAATGGCAACGCTCTACTCAAATCCTCAGGTCGCTCGGTTCTGCAATGAGGCTCTTCGCCCGCTTGCCGATGATATCGTTCGGCTCTCGTTGGCCGTTCAGCATGTGCTGGCTACAAGCACTGGGCAAGGCATCTTGGCAATTCTTCAAGCCGTCACCGATCAGACACAGGTCATTGACGACGGGTCAAGCGTCGATGGACGCCCACCCATCAACGTGGGGCAGGTCGTTGTCTTCCTTACCGAATGCCAGGCCGCAAACGTGGCACTCGCAACAACCACCGCCGTTCAGCAGGCTAACGCCATTCAGGTTAACGGATATCCTCAGTAATGGCTCTCCTTGATCTGTACATGCAGACGACCGGATCGGACCTCAACGCGGGGACGGATACCACCACTCCGTCTTCGTCGATCTCAGGGACAATCAGCCTGAATACGACGACCGGGGTGTTCACCTTCACGGCGGGCACCACGGGCGCGTTTTCAGGTACGTCGGTCGGTGCATGGGTAGCGTTCAGCAACACGGGCGACACAGCCGCCCGCATGACAGGCACCGTAGCGACCGTAGACGGTACGAGCTCGATCATCACGGTATCGTGCAGTACCACCCCACCTTACTACAGTACAACCGGCCTAGGCTCGCCATCGTCGCTGACGGGAACCGTGAACTGCCGAATCGGTGGTGCTTGGGGCTCATCGTTCGCCATCACGAACAGCGGCTATGCGATGAACGGGACGACGCCATCGCTCTCAGGTGCGATGACGGGTTCCACGTACACCGGCCTCCGCGTCAATATCCTTGCCGGTACGTATGCGATCTCTGCCGCAACCATCACGCTGCCCGTGGGCCTGGTAGCAAAACCGATTTGGTGGCGTGGCTACTACAGCACCATCACCAGCGGCGTGGCTGATATCGACAATTGCGCCAACGTGGGCGGCACGCTGATCAACACCAGCGGAACGACGGTCACAGGCTCAAGACCTCAGATCACCACCACAAGCAGTACTCAGTTCGTCCTGTCCAACTATACGACACTCTCGAATCTGGAATTTACTGGTCCGGGCACCGGCCCGGCGAACACTCAGGCAGCCGTGGTTTTCAGCGGAGCGGGAACAGTCCAGGCGTACCGATGCAGGTTCACCAGCACATTACGCGTTGCGATTGCTTCAACATCGTCCGGCACGCTTGAGGTCATCGGGTGCGGATTCTTCGGCGTTTCATCAGGCGCTGGTTTACAGATTTCCGGTACGCTCGTCATGGAAGGTTGCACCTATCGAGGTGCAAGCAATCTGATCTTTTATGGCGGCACAATTCAAAACAGCGTCTTCGACTCAACGGCCGGCGTTTCGCTGTCAATGCAAAACACAAATGCCTTTGTCACAATCGTGAACAACACGATTTACAACTCATCGTCCGATGGCATCTGGCTACGATACGGCACAACAGGCGGCATCATCGCCAACAATCTGTTCGTGAATTGCAGCGGCTACGGCATCAACGGCAACGGCGCAACTCATACCGTGGCCTTGCTGAACAATGCTTTCGCAAACTGCACATCGGGCCAAACCAATAGCTTCTCGGCTCAGCAGATTTTCGGCAGCACGATTGCCGAAGTCTCATCACCGTTCACGGCAGCGGCATCGCACGATTTCAGCCTGACGACCACCGCACTCTCACGGCAGGCTGGCTTCCCCGGCCAGTTTGAGGTCTAATTGGCGAGTCAAGGCTACCTTTCGATTGGTGCGGTTAAGCCGGGCACGTCCCCGGGCACCAGCCTGAGCTTTGTGTCCATCGGTGCGGTGCAGCCACAGGCCACACCCACCAGCACGGCAAGGCTCACCGTCACCTTGGGCCCGGTGTCGCTCACTGGCACCGCCGCCAGCGCAGCACCCACGCCAACCACGGGTGGCTTGACGCTCACTCTTGGCAGCCTGACCACAACGGCCACAGCTTCAGCCACAGCACCCACGCCAACCACGGGTGGCTTGACGCTCACTCTTGGCAGCCTGACCACAACGGCCACAGCTTCAG